TACTGCCTCTACTCCCACTACTACTTCCTCTACTGCCTCTACTGATGCGGCTCCTGAGACTGCCGAAGCTGAGGCTCCTCTTGCTGAGCAATCGATTGAGTTCCTTGCCAAGCTCCAACAAGTGAGTGTGTTGCTCTCCTCCCTCAAGGCTGATTTCCGTGCCTTGGAGAAGAGACAAGCTCGTGAGCTCAAGGCCGCTCAAAAGCAGGGATCTAGACGCAAGCGAAAGGCTGGCAATCGTGCTCCCAGTGGATTTGTCAAGCCCACTCGTATCAGTGATGAGCTTGCTTCCTTCCTTGGAAAGGACAAGGGAAGTGAGATGGCTCGCACTGAGGTGACTCGTGATATTAATGTCTACATCAGACAGAACGCACTTCAGGATGCATCCAATGGTCGCAAGATCAACCCTGATGACAAGCTTGCTACTCTTCTTAAGTTCGACAAGTCAAAGGATGAGCTTACCTACTTCAACCTCCAGAAGTACATGAGTTGCCATTTTGCCAAGAATGTCAAGACCACCAAGTCTGAGACCATTGTTGCTTAAATGACTTCTATCTACTATTTCTAACTTCTACTTCTAACTTCTACTTCTAACTTCTACTTCTAACTTCTACTTCTAACTTCTACTTCTAACTTCTACTTCTAACTTCTACTTCTAACTTCTATAAAATAACATAAAAAACAAAATAAAAATATATAATTTTAGTATATATTTTTAGAAAACTTACTAGTAATATCCGTGCAATAATAATATCTATATTTTCATATGGCAAAAATAACACTATACGCAATAACAAATAGAATCGCCGCATTTTTTTATTCTATTACCCATTCTTTTTTTGAATACTTATCTTGCAAAACAACATCGTCAGAACATGATACACAATTACTTTATTATGAGGAATTTAATGATGAAAATGATCGTCAATCTACTACATCAAACAGGTCACCCTCTTTTCTTATTTAGGGTTTGGTTGTTTGAAAATGTTCCAAAGTTTGGACAATAAGGATCTGTGTAAATAAGATTTTTCAAATCATTTTTGTCTCTATGTAGTAACATATTGGTCAATAATTCTCTAGATATATGAGGTTGTAAGCGTAATACATCTTCCAATGTAATAGTTTCCTCTTCATCCGTTAGTTGATAACAAGTATTCAAAATATAATAGGTTGCAAAGTAAGCATCTATTTTTTGTGTTCGTAATATATCCCATAAATGGATTGCATATATATTCGTTTTCAATACTGACATTTCATATTGATTGTTATCTAGATCTAAAATAATATGTTCCTTAGTATTATTCATTAGATATTATATGTATAAGCACATATAATATCTAAGTAAAAAAATGAAAAATAAATTTATATAATTTTGTGGAGGAAATATAATTATATCAATGGTGGAAATATAAATCCCACTTCTTCTAAAATGGGTCGCATCATGTCTGCTACGATTATTCCATTCATTATTTTAATTTTCTCGAATACTTGTAGTTTATTATTCTTTTCAGATAAATCAAACATTTTAAATGATTTTTTCAATAAATCATGATTGCTAATATACTTGCTATGTTTTAATAACCAATCATAAAAATCAAGATCATTTGGATTGACCGATTTATGATATTTTTTGAATAATTTCAATGTTTGATGTAATCTGGGATTATCATCTGAATGTTCTATATGCATATTATAATCTGTCCCTGACAATACACATATTTCTTTGAATTCTTTTAGAGTAATTCCTAATTCTAGCAATATACCTTTCAACTCATATACAACTGCAGTGTGATTCATTAGACTAAAATATCTTAATACTCTAGGACAACCATATACAAACATATCCATATCCTCACTTAAACACCCCCATACTTTCTCTTCTATTGCTAACATGGCACATAATTCATCCGCTTCTCCAGGTGCATCATAATATGTTGAACCATACGCTCTAATTAAAATTTTTACTTGATTGATATGTTCTTTATTAATATAAACAAACTTTTTTTTGAGTTCATCCATATTATTCAGTATTTCTTGTTTCTCGTTATCATCTATATTGCTGCTAGATGCAAGAGTTGTATTCAATACATTATATTCTTTTTCTGCTTTCATTTTATCCTCTTTGCGCTTTATTAAGAGTTCTTTTTTTTCCGCTGGAGGCTTCCCGTCAAATATAAATATAGGTGTAATATTGTAATACCTAAATATGGATAACATTAAATACATATTTTCAATCAAACTATTTTCACCTTCAAATTTGTACATATAAATGCTAATATCAACTGCTATCTTTTTACCAGATAGATCAGCCATGTTTATACACTTTATAGAATTCGGGCTATTTTCTCTTAAAAACCCGTTTAAATATTTGATCCCCATTTTTATGTATTTAGTCTGTATTATAATGCTATATTTATTACCGGCTTTATTCATTTCAATTTTATTATAGCGGATTCGTGTTATGTTCCAAAAAAAATTGAAATTAATTTGACCGCATAAGATATAGTATATTGTAATACTTTTAACATTCGAAAATGCAAACACGTAGACAAACAAAGGAAGCTGCTGCTCTGGAGGAAAACGTAGACGAAGCGAAGCGAGTCGAAGTTTTTCGATTATATTCCGAAGGCGCCAGCCGAAGGAATATGCAGGTATATCATAATCATATTAGTGATAATACTAATTATAGTGAAAATGATATAGATAATGATGTAGACAATGATAATAATGAACACACAATATATAAAGTTTTTGAATATGATGAAAATGATAAGGGAATATTTGAAGTAAATATTGATTTTGACGGAGCAAGTGAAGCTTGGAAAGAAAATAAAAAATCTTCCGGGAATGGATGTTATAAATATAGGTGTATTGCGTTTGTCGCAAAAACTGGGATAAAATGTGAGAATTTTTCAAAATCTGGTTGCGATTATTGTGCCATGCATAATAAAAATAAAATAAAATATCTAGATATTTTATACTATGAAAAAAGTTATTTTAGAAAAAGAAGATAAGAGAAAGAAAAACAATGGAATTATATATTCTACTTCCTCTTCTGATTTTTTGAATAAACTGGAATATGGTGTTCCTTTATCCGAATCTTTTCCACCAATACAAACACCTCCACCTAGTCCTATAAAATCAGATTCATCAACGTCAGAAGAACGTACATTTACGCAAGAAGAACGTCCATATCTTAAGCCTTATAGTAAAGAAGAAAAAAATATTCGTTCGGATGATTTACGCGCGCATTTATATCCCGACACAGAGGAAGTGATCCCAGAAGGAACAACATGGGGACAAATGAAAAAAAATTATAAAAAAACATTTGGTAAGCATATTCCAAAACATGAAACTATAGCAGAGATGGAAGAAAACATATATAATGTAGAGAGTCATCCTATCGTCATTGGTGGAAGAAAAAATAAAATGACTAAGAAGCATAAGAAGCGCAAGATATCTACTAAGAAAGGTAGAAAGGGAGGAAAAAGTCGAAAATCTAGAAAGCATAGAAATATTTTTCATAATGTAATCAAAATCGATATTATTGATCGTTTTCGTTTTATTCTGTTTTTTTAAACGATGTAGCAATTTTTCCATATCATCTACCGACTCAAGCATTGATTTCGTTTTGTAATTTTTTCCAATAAATTTACAAAATTCATCCAAATTACTAGTTGTTTTTTTAAACTGCAACAATGATAAATTATTCTTATCACACCATGATAAAAATCCTTGATAATTATTCAATAGAACGAGGGTTATTACATAATAAGACAGAACGTTTGTGTGTTCTTTATACAACGTTTCTCTCATTGTTTTTGAATGTAAGGTCTTAGAGTAAAGGTCTTCATATTTTAATCCCATATAATCCAATGTTTTAACCATTTGAAAAAATCCATATGTAATTTCAAAATTTATAAAAAACTCACAATTAATTAAAAATTCATTTTCGTTATCTTTATCCTGTAATAAAAAATAACTACAAAATACAGCGTTCATTATTTCCGCCCAAAATTCGGTGTATGCTTCATATAAATTGACTTTAGAATCTACTGGAAATATACTTAATATTTTATTATGACATTCATTGGTATTCATACCTGAAAAATCCACACCCAAATTATGAAGCGTTTCATGCATATATGCTTTAAACCATTCCTCTTTACGAAAAACGACTATCTCTCCATTACTTGGACAGGTAGTTGTAAATGCTGTATTGATATGATTTTCATCCAAAATATTGATATTGCTCGTTGGTAATTTTTTAGTTAATGATGTAAAATATATATAAATAGTTAATTGCGTTGAACACGTTTTCGAGGCATATTCATTTATAATAGTTAGCCAAATAAGCATCTTTCTAACATGTTCATTATAAACCTCGATACGAAGCTCTGGATTGGCTTCTTCTACTATAAAATGTATTCTTATATCTCTTTCAATGAGAGAAAAAGTATATGATAATTCATACAAAGCATTGTCGTTTATATGTTGTCTTATTTCTGTTGGAAAACTATCAGCATTAAACATTTTAGGTTTAGGAATTTGTGAAATAGTTGTTATTTTGGTAATGTGTGGATTGTAAAATTGTGGGTTATGGGATGATGATGTTATATGTTTGTCTGCTCGTTTAAGTTCATTATATAATGATTTTATTATTGTGGTTGTTTTTTTTGTTTGTTTTCTATGTTTCATACATTTTTTTTCTATTAAAAAAGACATTAATAGCTCGCTATTTTTCGTGAGAGAATTACTCATAGTTATACTAGATACATATTATATATTTAATATATATTTTTATATTTTGTAATTTTCTTTCTGATGTAATTTTATATGGATTTAGCAAATGTTATTGTCATTATATTGTGCGTTTTGTTAGTATTATCTTTTATGGGACATATTGTTGTTATAAATAAATATCCTCAACCAGTTCCCGTCCCAGTCCCTAGTCCTCCTCCATTGATTGGAGGATGTGCTGGAACAAGGTATGGTTGCTGTCCAAATGGGTCTACCCCTAAAATGAACATGATTGGATCTAATTGTAGGTAAATGATAAAAATAATACAAATATAAAAATAATATAAAAAATAAATCTTTATATTATTTATAATGAGTAAAAGTGAAGAAATAGATGCGGTTGTTGATAATACCAATACAAGAGATGAATTGACATTTTTAGAATTATTGGCAGAACATGTTTTTGATCCGTCATCTATTACAGAACCTACAGAAGACGTACATATTTTAGAGCTTTCAGAATACTCCACTGGCGTTCCGTATTCTGGGTCTGTGACTACGCGTTCCGCTCCGTCACATCCCCTAGAAGAACCTAGTTTGGTCCATAACAATTCACTTATGGATGAAGAACCTGTTGTAGAGGAAACGTCTATAAATGTAGAAGAAGAACCTGTTATTGAACCTGTAAAAGCAACAAAGAAAGAGCCTGTTATCGAACCAGTAAAGGCATCAAAGGAAAAAAATGTAAAGGCGTCAAAAAAAGAGCCTGTTACTGAACCAGTAAAGGTAGAAGAGGAAGAGCCTATTACTGAACCAGTAAAGGTAGAAGAGGAAGAGCCTGTTACTGAACCAGTAAAGGTAGAAGAGGAAGAGCCTGTTACTGAACCAGTAAAGGTAGTAGAGGAAGAGCCTGTTACTGAACCAGTAAAGGTAGAAGAGGAAGAGTCTGTTACTGAACCAATAAAGGTAGAAGAGGAAGAGCCTGTTACTGAACCAGTAAAGGTAGAAGAGGAAGAGCCTGTTACTGAACCAGTAAAGGTAGAAGAGGTAAAGGTGGATGAAACACCCGTTGTAGAAGAACCCAAAGGTGTATTTAATAAATTAACATCATCATTATTTTCCATCTGTAACTGGTTTGTCAAAAAATAGTGGAACTATTGAATAAATATCAATTATATCTCCTTATTTTCTCTCTTGATTTACCTACCAAGAGAGAAAAAGTAATCTATACGGACTTTATTTTGTCTCGTATCATCATTAAATCTTCCGCTAATTCTGGATCCTTACCCTTTTTATAATGCATTAATTTTGCATTTTTAGTTTCTAATAATGTATGTTTTAAAGCCTCATTCTGAGAGAATTTTGCATATTGTGCATTATACATTGCCTGTTGATCACGTTTTCCTATAAAATCAGGATCCATGACTACTTCCAATGGCCTAATTAACTCGCCCTTATATTTTCCATTTTTAGAGGCTGCATCCTTTGCCATTTCCACATTTTTTGAAAGAGGAGTACCAGATTCAACAGAGAAAGATAAATAAAATTCTGGGTTATTTTGTTTAAATTTAGAAGCCTGATAATAATGTTCCGCGCTCGCCCATCTATGACCATCTAACAAAAATGGATGTTCAGTATCTAACCAAGATATATCCAACTTTTTACGCCAATCCGGCGTGCTATGTAATGCAGCAAAATCTTTTATTAATTCGCGTGGTTCTATTTTCTCTCCTGATCCTTTTCCTGGTAGTGGTTTTGAAGAAGAATTATTGTAAAATACAAACTCAATATTGTCATCATATAATCCTTTAATCTTTGATTCAGATAATTCTTCAAAATGTGGTGTTGGGATATTGTTGCCAGTGAGTTGTTGTTTAAATTTTATGAAATCGGGTATCAATGAAAATAACCCCGAATTACGCTCCATACATTTATCAACAACCAATTTTCTAATATCATAAGGTATCTCTTTAAAATTAAATATTTGTTTTTTCCTATAACTAATTAATTTATAATGATATCCCATAAAATCAACCATTATATAATAATCTGGTATAAATTCGCCGCGAGATTGTAATATGATATCATTTAATTGTCCACATTGCAATACATTGGCTTCATCTTTATCTTTATATGCCTCACTAGAAAGAATAATAAATTTAATGTTCAAGATCCTTTCCAATGTCGACAATGCCCATGTATCCGCCCAAAATTCACATGTTTTAATTTTTGTCTTGAATTTTTCCAAAGTATCAATATTTTTCATAAACTTAAATTCATCCGCATTTAATTTTGACACCTTTTTCTCTGCAATAAGCCTATCTCTCAGTTTTTTAATTTCTACACCTGCTTGTGCTAACTTTTTCTTTTCATTTCTATCAAATGTTTCATTGTGTAGTTTTTTAAAATTATCATATTGAATCTCCAGTTCCTTTATTTTTGCTGTATCTGAAGTAATTGATGTCAATGCCATATCATATAGTTCTTTATAACCAATAAACACATTTTCACTTGCTTCAGTAGACAATTTACTTCTTAGTTTCTGGATAGTTGTTTGCTGTGCAATTTGCGCAAAAGCATCTCTGATAGTCGCAAATAAACAATCACCTCCACCTTCATTATCAATGATATCGTACTTATTATTTTTCATGAATTTTTCGATCCATGATTTCGTTTTTTGAGCATCGTATTTATTTTTTAAGCGTATAGCATCACTCTTTTTTTCTTCTGATAAATCTACTGGAATAGGAATACCTTTTATAGCAATAAATGCATCTTTTCTAATAGCAGGTATTACTATTTCTACATCTTTTTTAAATTTGGTTCCTTCTTCGTCTTCCTTATCATCAGCTTGCGCTTCCTCCTCCTCCTCACCAGCTTGCGCTTCTTCCCCTTTTTCTTTTTCCTCTTCTCTTTTTTCTTCCTTTTCCTTCTCCTTCTCCTCATCTCCTTTTTGTTCAGCAATGTCATCTGATTCAGGTACCAATCTTAAGTTTTCCAACATCTTCCTTGTAACAAAAACGTAAATCAATGGTTCATCCAATGGTTCATTTAATTTTTCGATTTCTAATTTACCTTCTTCATCTGTGTAATGTTTTAAATCGCTTGATAATATTTCATATACTCCAATTTGTACAACCTTATTATTTGATTTCACTAAATAAATAGGAAAATATATAATATTTTTATCCGCAAAACTCTTATTTGCACTACCAACAGCAATTATAATGTCTACATGCTTTACTTCAATCTCATATAAATCATACTCCCTATTTTTTGAATTATCTGCAGCAGCAACGCTTTTAATTTCGGGATAACTTATGCTACTATCTAATTTTGATAACACCATATTATATTATACATTTAATAAAAATTCTATACTCCTTCGCTAAAAACTACTTCGGGTTAACTCCAAATTATGAATTTTTTCATAAATTTATCATGCTTTAACTCATTCATGAAGTACCACATTTCCTTTCTTTTAATAACTACTGCAATATTATCTGTATTATTCTCAAATAAAATGATTTGTTCTATTACATCTTGTTTTTTTAATTTATTTACCTTTACGTCTTTTGACAACCCATAATAATCACATATCAGCAAAAGTTGTTTCACATTAAAATTCAAATCGTAGTTTTTCATTTGTGTAAATATATCGTCGTTTTGGAAGGAGCCGAAGCCGTAGGCGTTAGCTGAAGGAGTTTGGAAAGATAATGGGTCGTGTATGTGTTGTTCTATCTGAATATTATCTTTATCCTTATGAAAGTCTAATAAAAAAATATCAATATCATTGTCTAGATTTAATTTGTCAAAATTGGTTTCTTCTACTTCATTATTTTCATTTAAAAAAAATAATATATTTTCAGAATCGTTATTCATTATATATTATTTTTGAATATTTATATTTAAACCATTGCATTTGCTTATATTTATTGTATTACAAAATAATCTTCATTATCAACTATTACGTAATGCATTAGTCTTTGTAAATAAGACTCAATCATATATATTTTTCCATTTTGCATTGACTTATACAGACCATAACTAGTATAACCATATGCATTTCCACCAAATTTTTTATAATAGGAAGTTGTTTTTAATTTTAACTCATTATAAATTTGATATCCATTACTTAGATCATTATTAGATATTCCTCCTTTATTATCTATGGTAGAAGGTTGATTTGCGGCAATAAATGTCTCTAATTCCATCATTTGTTCTTCGGATAAATCCATTTTTGTACAAGGTATGTCTACTATTATTTGATCTATGTATGTTTCAATTTTTTTTACATTTTTTTTACATTTATTTTACATCTCAATCATATCCATAAACTTGAATATAGATTTGTTAGACAAACTAGCATATGATTTTACTTTACTATGAGCAAATATGGTAATGGTCTCCATGAAATTTTTATCGTCTATTTTTTGCTCACACCCATTAAATAATTCCTTATTATAAAGAATCGCAATATTTTCACTCATTTCATCTACTTCATTCTTTTTATTGTCTTGTTTAATTAAGGTCGTCACTTGGTTCAACAAGTTAAATGTCAACTCAATTAATTTATCCTTTTTAATGATTTTATTCAACGTCAAATTGACTATAAATGAACTCAGCGCCTTTCTTTTTTCATTATCTTTGTTAATCTTGCAAAATTTATCATAATTTTCATCCGCGCTACAATGCTCAATTTGAGTAAATAATTCCAAAAATGCATTTAGATTTGTCTCGAATATAACACTCATTATTTCAAATTTATCAATTAAATCGCTATATAAATCCGCATACAATTTAGAATAAAATCTATTATTTGATGCGATTTCAAAGATGGCGTTACCTATACGTGATACATCCAGTGGATTTACATTATGCTGCGTTACATTAGTTAACACTTCTACTATTTTAGCACTTTGCTCATTGTAATTTTTATCGGACATTTTATTAAGACATGATCTTATTGCGTCAATTTGTGCATCAATGCCAACCTTCTGAACTATTTCTGTCGCTTGAAAACTTCGAATACTTTCCCAATCATCATCATTCACCATTTCATTTGATCGATTCCCCCTCTTCTTCTTTTTAAAATTATTATCCACGTTTGAATCACTAGATGTAATATTATGTTCTCTTTTACTAAAAATGGGTGTTCTTATATACGTTGGTGACCCTACTTGCAATGCTAAATCTGTAATCATACTCATGGTTTCATCTGGTAATTTTATCTCAAATCCCTCAAAAGTAATATTTGTAAAATCTTGTAGACTATATCTCATTGTTTGCATTTGTAGATATATATTACTATGAAGGTTTCATTTATATCAATTTTTTTGTTATATAATTGTTCCTTCTGCTAACGCCTTCGGAATATAGCGATAATTATTAATTATATAAAAATAAACTTAAACATAACATGTATAATATGTATATAATGTCAGCTGAAAAAGATACTGAAATGCTAGGGGGGTGTAATAATTTAAAAGACGATAAATTTATAGAATCAACTATTGAAGAAATTGATACATGGGATGAGCTTGATCTTAAGCCCGATATTTTAAGAGGTATTTATGCACATGGACTTGAAAAACCAAGTCCTATTCAAAGAAAAGCAGTAAAACCTATTATGGATGGAAAAGATATTATCGCCCAAGCACAATCTGGCACTGGTAAAACAGCAACTTTTACCATTGGCGCACTTACACATGTTGTTATTGAAAATAATGAAACACAAATCTTAGTGTTATCACCTACGCGTGAGTTAAGCAAACAAACACAAGATGTTATGTATGGTATTGGAGCTATGATGCCTGGACTTCGAGTACAACTTCTTGTGGGGGGAAATTCCATTGATGATGATGTACGAAATTTAAAGGATGCCACTCCACATATTATTACAGGCACCCCTGGTCGCGTTTATGATATGATGCGTAGAAATAATATTGGGGCTAAAAATATTAAATTAATTATTTGTGATGAAGCAGACGAAATGTTGTCCAGTGGATTTAAAGAGCAAGTATATAACATCTTTCAATTCTTGCGACGAGATGTTCAAGTTGCTCTTTTCAGTGCAACTCTTCCAGAGCACATTAATGCTATCACTAGTAAATTTATGCGCAATCCTGTTACTATTCAAGTGAAGGCTGAACAACTGACTCTAGAAGGAATATCACAATATTATGTTGCCGTGGAGGACGATAGACAAAAATATTTAACCTTGAAGGATTTATATGCGTTTATGTCTATGTCACAATGTATTATCTATTGCAATAGCGTAAAACGTGTTTCTGATTTATATGAGGCTATGATGGAAGACGGATTTCCTGTGTGTCGTATTCATAGCAATATGGAAAAATTTGACAGAGATAGCGCTTTTTCTGAATTTAAAACTGGAAAACATCGTGTATTAATTTCGTCAAATGTAACTTCTCGTGGAATCGATATCCAACAAGTCAGTTGTGTGATTAATTTCGATATTCCAAAAGATGTGCATAATTACCTTCATCGAATTGGACGAAGTGGTCGATGGGGTAGAAAGGGAGTTGGTATTAATTTGATCACCCGCAGGGATATTTCCAAACTCAAGGAAATCGAAACTTACTATGTTTGTCAAATTAATGAATTGCCTGGAAACTTTGATTCTTTGATGCGATAAACTATTCGTATAATAAATTTTAAAAAATTCTATTTTGATATTACTATATGTCCAAAATAGAATTCATAAATGACCATTTTAAAATGCCTATTTCATATAATGAACAAAAAATGGAATTACATAAAAATATCGCGATTGATTTAGAACTAATCAAGACTATTGACCCATCTTGTACTCCATTATATCAATATGCGTTTCAACCTAAGACGTGTTTTGGACTGAAAGTAAATGAGCAAATATCTCAATACTACACGACCGATGTGTCATTTTTGAATGACACACAATGTCTATTAAAAAATTATAAATCGATACCCAATGAAGCGTTTAGACCGGACTTCAATAATATTATCGATATTTGGAATGAAATTAAAAATGATACAGGGTTTAAAGAGAAATATCACTACATTGATTGGACTATGTGGGAACATTTAAATAATTCCGAGACATTTCTTCAGCTAATGAGTGTATATAATTTAGCATCCCCCATTTTATCTTTATTTGTACCAATTATAATACTTATTATCCCGTTTTTTGTTATTAAACTGAAGGGGTTAACTATCACTATAAATGAATATATAGAGGTTCTTAAATTGGTAGCATCTAATCACGCAATCGGTAAACTATTTACAAAGTTTAGCAGTGTAGGAATGGATGAAAAATTATATTTGATAGTTTCCGCCTTATTTTATGTATTTTCTATTTATCAAAATATACTTACTTGTTTAAGGTTTCATCAAAATATGAAGAAAATTCATAACTATATATTTGATTTTAGAAACTATATCGATTATACTGAAAAATCCATGAATAATTTGTTATTGTATACGTCAACTTTAAAAACCCACGACCAGTTCAATAACGTTATAAAACATAATTTGTCTATATTGTCGGAATTTAAAAATAAATTAACTTGCATAGCTCCCTACACATTATCCATAAATAAAATAGGTGGATTAGGTCACGTATTAAAATGTTTTTATGAGATTTATTCGGACCAATGTTATAATGATGCATTTTTATATTCATTTGGATTTCATGGATATATTGATAATATAGAAGGGCTTATTGGAAATATAGATAACAAATACATCAATTATGCCACGTTTGTAAAGAATGAAAAGAATGGTAAGAATGAAAAGAATGGTAAGAATGAAAAGAATGGTAAGAATGGTAAGAATGGTAAGAATGGTAAATCCGGCAAACGAAAATGTCAATTCAATAAATCATATTATCCTGCTCTTATTTACGACAATCCGGTCAAAAATACTTATAAATTAAAGAAAAACATGATAATCACGGGTCCAAATGCTTCTGGTAAAACTACCATTTTAAAATCGGCTTTAATAAATGTCATTATTTCTCAACAAATGGGTATAGGGTTTTACGACAGCGCTACATTAATTCCGTTCAAATTTATTCATTGTTATTTAAATATTCCAGATACATCTGGAAGGGACTCTCTCTTTCAAGCAGAATGTAGAAGATGTAAAGACATTTTAGATATTATTAAACATAATAACGAGGACACACATTTTTGTGTGTTTGATGAATTATATTCAGGTACTAATCCGGATGAAGCCGTCATGAGCGCCACATCTTTTATGTCATATTTAATTAAAATACCAAATGTGACTTGTATTTTGACTACCCATTTTATAAAGTTGTGCAATTATTTAGAAAAAAATAAAAGCATTGAAAATTATCACATGTTGACTCGAAAAGAAGGTATCGATTTTAATTATACATATAAATTAGAAAAAGGTATATCAAATATTCATGGAGGAATTAAAGTTCTTCATGATATGGACTATCCGAAAGAAATAATTGATAATACTGAAAATTTTATGTAATACTCCTTCGGCTGCCATCGGCAACTACGGAGTATGATTCGTTTCCTTAAAAAAATAAATATATAAACTTGTTGTAATAATGCCTTTGTCCGATATAATAACAACCCCTTTTTTGATTAGTTTAGGAATTACATTACTTCTTGTAGGAATTATCGTCATTTTTATAATGCAACGTTTTCAAGAACAAAATCATAAAATTTCATCCATGTTTGGACTAGTTTCTTCTATGGCGGAAGAAATGAATTATATGCGTGGTAAGCTTCAATCAGTCACCTTTACTGCAATGCCTCCATCTCAAAGAGGTGGAGTTGGGACTGGAGGAGGTGTAGTTCTGACTTCCGCTTCTGATAAATTAATAGATGTTTCTGATGGGGAGGAGGATAGTGAGGAGGATAGCGATAGTGAGGGGGATAGCGATAGTGATAGTGACGAGGATAGTGATAGTGGTAGTGATGAGGAGGATGATAGCGATAATGAAGCAAAAGTAATGTGCACGCATAATGTTATCGATATTTGTGCAGATGACATTTTAGCCAATTTGGCATCCACTATCAAAGTAATTAATATTAGTGAAAATTTTACTATTAACGATACATTAAGCGGTGCAGATATTGATATTAATGATGAAATAGACGAGTTAAGTAGTGAGGACAGCAGTAGTAGCGATTCTAGTTCAGATGATGAAGATGATTTAGAGGAACAGGATCATGTACCAATAAATACAAACATTTCTATTTCAGCAGAAAAATTAAATACTTTGGATCTTCTTAAATCTATTCACATTTCCAATTTAGAAGAAACAAATAAGGAATTTGCTGTTTTAGATTATAAAAAAATGTCGTTAAATAAATTAAGAAGTATAGTTGTTGAAAAAGGCATTGCAACTAGTGCAGCTAAACTCAAAAAAGAGGAACTCCTCAAATTGCTTAGTGTTGCAGAATAATCTGGCAATTGGTAATTACACATTTACTATTATATTATGATATTTTTTCTTGTCATAATATAATATGTCTTGGGCTACATGCTATAATTCCTCCAATAATATACATTTTAATTTTCCTCCCATCATGGCGGATGGACGAAACTTCGCTTCTTGGCAGCCAGAAGCCGTGGTGAATCAACGTATTCAAGAACAAGAAAATATTACATCTAGTTGGGCTTATAGGCAATTTATGACAAATAATGGTATTCAGATTATGAAATATAATAACCAAGAGGCCTGTTACGATTTAGGATTAAATCCTCACACCCAAACCAACAACACACCTTCTTCAAATGTGCCTTACTTATTTAAGTCCACTTATGATACCAGTAGTCCTGGTTTTGGATATAATAATAGCGATCTTAAGTCACCTTATTTATCTAGAGAGCAATTACAAGCTAGAATGATATCTCCTGCTATATCTAGTGCACAATTTTCGAAATTTAATAAATAAAATTGGAAGTTTTTGTATGATTTATAATAAACAATACATCATGTTTGTATTGTTTATTTATGGGATGTTGGTTATTTTCTACGTCTACTCTTGTTTCTTCTGCGCTTAGATGCATTGCGCTTTTTTCGAAGAGTTTTTCGTTTTTGTCTTCGTCTTATTTTTCCACCTACGCCATTTTGTTTATCTCGAGCCATTATATTTTGTAAAGTCTCATTATAATGATTTACTGCTCTCCAATATTTTTCAGTCGCTTCTTTTGATTCATTTGGTATAGGTGGGAGTTGCCCATTATCTAATTTAGTTGCGGATCCTGATGAGGGAAGGCTAGATACTAGATCTGGATAAGTTTCATTTACCCATTTATACGCATCATTTATATTCGGTATTATATTGCCATATGCTGAACGTTGGTATGTTATTCCTGTTTCAGGATCTGTTACAAATTGTGTAGGTATATACTTGCGTATATCTTCACTATATGCATTTACTCCTAGCGGGGTTCCATTGCTATCATACACTTCATCATATTTTGTTTCGTATTCTGACTCGCCACTACGATATTGCGGATCATTGTCTTTGCCGTCTAATACAGGTACTAATATTTTTTTACCTGTTGCATCTGTTTTCATATAAAATACATGTATACTAGGCGTATCACGTGTAGTAATCATTCTACCATCGCGTGAAAATTTATTTGAAATTTGCAATACCAGTTGAGGGTAGTTAGACATGTTTACTATATAATATATACTGAAAATATATTGAAGGGTTATAGTTAATAAGTATATGGATTCCTCCACTAAAGTTCCATACTTCTCCACTGACGTTCCGGAGTATAATCAGAAAACGGCTGGTCACTTCGCGACCAGCAGTTTTCCTCCAGAATCTGGGTCTGCAACTTTACCACACTTCGTAGTGGTTCCATTGCATCCCTTAAAAGTGCTAAGTATAGATGTGGGTATTAAAAATCTAGCTTTTTGTCTATTAGAAAAATCAGAAGATAATATATTAAACGATTTTCGTATCGTTAAATGGAATACTATAAATTTATCTCAAGATATGAATTATAATTGTTGTGAAATAAGCAAAAATGTGGTTTGTAACAAACCCGCAAAATTTATTAAAGGAACCCAATGTTTTTGCTTAAAACATGCTAAAAAACAACCATTTAAAATACCAACCGCAGAACTTAAACCAACATTCATAAATAAACAAAAAATACAAACATTGCACACATTAGCTGTTAAATATGATATTAAAATACCTGACCAAACTCCATCGACTGGCTTCGGTAAATGCGCTAACAAACCAATAAAAAGAACAGATTTAGTTGCATTAATAAACGACCATATTAACAAAACTTGTTTTAATCCTATAATAAAAACAAATGCATCCACAATTGATTTAATTACGATTGGAAGAAATATTAAAATAAAATTAGATGAAATATTGAATGAAGACTTGTCATCCCTTACCTATGTAATCATTGAGAACCAAATTAGTCCTATTGCAAATAGGATGAAGACCATACAGGGTATGATTGCACAATATTTTATTATGAAAAATAACGATATTCGTATAGAATTTGTTTCTTCTGTTAACAAATTAAAAGATGTTGGTGTTGGTGTTGGTGTTGGTGTTGGTGTTGATGGTGGTGTTGTTGGGGTTACTGATGTAGTTGCTGATGTAGTTACTGATGTTGTATCTGGTGGTGTTGCTGATGCAAAAAAAAAATATAAAGATAGAAAACTCTTAGGAATTCAGCGATGTTTACATTTGGTGAATAATAATGACAATTATAAAGAATGGTGCGGTTTTTTTACGACGCATGCCAAAAAAGACGATTTAGCTGACGCATTATTACAGGGTATTTGGTTTGTCAATAAAAATAAAAATTGATAGTTAAATATGCATTTATGCAAATTACACCTATAAACCAAACACCAAACACATAACAATGGAATTATCATCAGAACAACTAATAGCTTTTGATAAATATGTTCAAGGAGAAAATATATTTATCACTGGACCAGGTGGTTCGGGAAAATCCGCTCTTATTCGAAAAATAAAAGAACATAATGATCAACGTGTACATTATCAAAAGCAGCTTCAAGTATGCGCTCTTACTGGGTGTGCTGCTATTTTATTAAATTGTAAAGCAAAAACACTACATTCTTGGGCAGGTATCGGATTAGGAAACGGCACTATCGAACAAAATGTAAGTAAAATAATCAATAGTAGTTTCAAAAAAAAAGTGTGGAAAGGTACAAATATTTTAATAGTCGATGAGGTCAGCATGTTGTCTCTCAAATTATTTGACATGTTGAATCAAATTGGTAAATTAGTCAGAAAAAACTCCCGACCTTTCGGAGGAATCCAATTAATATTTTCAGGAGATTTTTATCAACTTCCTCCCGTGGGTAGTGCGGATGAACCCGATTCCAGACGCTTTTGCTTTGAAAGTGACGATTGGGACTCTGTTTTCCATAAAGATTGTCAAATCCAGTTAATAAAAATATTTAGACAAACAGATGATACATACAGCAGTATTTTAAATCAAATTCGTGTGGGTCGTCTTAAAAAGAAATCAAACGAATTGCTACTACAATATGTAGATAGACCAGCTGCGACTGGGTTAATAGTTGAACCCACTAAAATGTTTCCTACAAAACATCAGGTTGAGTGTATAAATAATAGTAAAATGGCTTCTTTAGATGGGGTTGGAAAAGATTTTGCTATTAAAAATTTGGCAAATTTAGAAATGACGCAAAAGGGAAAAATAATTCGGTCACAATGCACCGACAAGGACATTCAATGTGAGTTTGACTATTTAACTAGAAATTTAATTTGTGATGCAAATATTAAGTTGAAAATCGGATGTCAAGTTATGTGCATAGTAAATATTCCGCTAGAAGATGGTGAAATGTTAGTATGTAATGGAAGTCAGGGAATAGTCACTCGATTTTGTTTAGCAACCGGGTTACCCTTTGTTAGATATAATAAGGGAATAGAAATGCTTATGTCTAGACATATTTGGGAAAGTGAGACTATTCCTGGTATTGGTGTGGCGCAAGTGCCTTTGATATTGGCGTGGGCTTTGACTATTCATAAGTCGCAGGGCGCTACTTTAGACGTCGCTGAAATAGACGTTGGTAGTGGAATATTTGAATGTGGTCAAACCTATGTAGCTCTTTCGCGGGTGCGATCACTTGAAGGATTATACTTGACTTCTTTTGATGCTCAAAAAATAAAAATAAATAAAAAGGTAAAATACTATTATGAAGCTTTGACGCTATATCATGAATCAAAAAAAACGCAAGAAGAAGTGTATATTCCTGTTGTAGTGTCTGAATCTTGTACTAGTACATCATCTACGGATGTAAACAATGTATTTACCAAATTTCATAATCCGTCGACAATGCTACGCATGTCTACGGATTATAGTCAGGAAACTTCGGTTTGCAAGCAATCCGAAGTTTCTTTCCAACATGCAGACTCCACTAATGTCATTCCTTTAGACGATTCTAGTAAATTATAAATGGATCGTATTGTAAAAAATATATATTGTAATTCGTAATACTTAAAATTATATGTTCTAATTACTTCATAATAGCAATGGATCCGGAAATTATTGATATTTCAACTTTACATCTTAATGAAAATTTAGGTTCATGGGGCTCTTCTAGTTCTAGTTCTAGTTCTGGTAGAGGTCCTCAAAAATCAACCAATTTTGGTTCTGGGATAGAACTACTTATGAATGAGAAAAAAAAAGAAGGGTCTGGAAGACAATCTAGTGATATTGATATTGAAGATTTAAATAATTTAGAAGATGAACTGAACGATCTTGTTGATGACAATGGACCAGGTCTCAGTTATGAAAATAAATCTAATTTTTTTACAAAGGGTAATTCTTTTAATGATGGTCCGTCTATCAATGTCCGATTTGATGATGGTCCTAGTCTAGGACAATCTACTGCTGAAAGTAGTGGGGATGCTAAAACCTGGGACGGATATGGTAAATTTAATAACGTACCTTTAAATCCGGATAAATCATTGCCATCTCAACCTCAATTGAACAAGGAAGAACTATTAAGAGAGAAGTTTAAGTTTTTAAGACGATTGGAAGCTCTTGAAGCCAAAGGTGTTAATTTGACTAAAAAATACAATATGGAATCTCCTTTGGCTGAAATGCAAGGTGAGTATGAAATGATTATGGAAGAGAAATCAAAGCAAAACTCTGTTAAGTTTCAAGGGAATATGCTTATGGCTACTATCAATGCATTAGAATTTTTAAATAATCGTTTTGATCCTTTTGATATTAAAATTGATGGGTGGTCTGAACAAGTAAATGAAAATATGACTGATTATGATGATGTTTTTGGAGAGTTGTACGATAAATATAAAAGTAAGGCTACTATGGCGCCCGAACTTAAATTGTTATTTCAATTGGGTGGTAGTGCTATGATGGTTCATATGACAAATACTATGTTCAAATCCGCTATGCCTGGCATGGATGATATTTTGAGACAAAATCCTGACTTAATGAAGCAATTCCAAAGTGCTGCAGTTAATACTATGGGTCAAACCAATCCTGGTTTTTCTGGATTTATGAATGGAATCATGAATCCTGAACCGCAATCGAACATGAGTCGCGGACCTCCACCTCCTCCTATGGCCACACAAGGTCCTGGAGCTCCGCAAATGACTTCAAGTAGACCCGGTAATAATAATTATGGTAGTGGTCCTAGCACCAGTCAATCAACACGACCTGATTTGGTAAGAGGTCGCGGATTCAATGAAAATGATGGTATTAATATCAGAGAATCATTTGGAAATACAAATGATACGGATCGCAGCAAACGTGCTCCATCCCGTGCAGAAATGAAGGGTCCTAGTGATATTACTGACATTCTATCTGGACTAAAAACAAAGACTATTAACATTCAAGAACAACCGAAATCAAGTAGCGCTAATGTGGATGAAGGAAATAGCAGCACTATCAGCATTTCTGATTTGAAAGAATTGCAGGGTGATGGTAACATGCCCAAGCGTAGCAAGCGCAGACCAAAATCTGATAAGAACACTGTTAGTTTAGATATTTAAGGCGTTTATTGTCTATGTTCAGATATATAAAAGATGCATTATATATTTGAAGCCATATTTGTGGGTATATATAGTGGTGTAATAGCCATTATATTGTCTTTTGTTCTACATAACTATTATTACCTCCTTTTTTTGACTGGATTCATAAAACATGTGGGTGGATATTACTTGAATATTCATACCTATTATTGTAATCACGGAGATGCTTGCACAAAAACTCATTCGATTGCCTCTAGCAACAACGTACTTATATCTAAACTCCTTCGGCTAACGCCTACGGAGTTCAATCACTCACCTTCGACTTGGTCTACGGCTCGCAGCAAAAATAAACCTGTCCAACTACTATTTGAAAGTATTATTGAAGGCATAGCATATGTAGTCGGTGGATTTATATGCAGTTTTTTTATCTCTAATATGTATGTTTCCGTTTTTATAATAGGAATAGCTATGCATATTTTAGCAGAATTGGTGGGGATTCATCGTTTTTTTTGTAAAAATAGATGTGTAAAACTAATATAGTTTGAAAAAATATAGTTAAACACATGGTATTATAATATTGTATAATTTCATGACTATATCAGTAGGATTAATCACAGGAATAACTGGACAAGATGGGTCATATTTAGCAGAATTATTATTAGAAAAAAATTATGAAGTATGGGGAATTATTCGTCGCACGTCCAGTATAAATACTCACAGAATAGAACATATATTTGATAAATTAAATTTAAGATATGGTGACTTATCTGACTCTGTGAATTTATTAAACATATTCAATGAAATTAAATGCAAATATGGTGATACATTAAAGCGATTAGAAGTGTATAATTTAGGTGCATTAAGTCACGTTAAAATATCATTTGATATACCTGAATACACAGGTGATGTCGGTGGATTAGGTGTGTTGCGCGTACTAGAGGCTATTAGGAATAGTGGTATTCCTCAACAACTAATACGCTTCTACCAAGCGTCTACTTCTGAATTGTATGGAAAAGTAGTAGAAGTGCCTCAAACAGAATTAACCCCATTTTATCCTAGGTCTCCATATGGTGTCGCCAAATTATATGGATACTGGATTACTAAAAACTACAGAGAGTCATATAACATGTTTGCTTGTTCGGGTATTTTATTTAATCATGAAAGTCCTAGACGTGGACATAATTTTGTTACCCGGAAGATAACACTTGGATTAAGTAAAATATTAAAAGGAGAAGCAAATCAACTGGTATTAGGAAATATTAATTCATTGCGCGACTGGGGACATGCAAAAGATTATTGTAAGGGTATGTGGTTAATTTTGCAACAGGATAAACCCGAAGATTTTGTACTATCTACAAATGAATATCATAGTGTGAGAGAATTTATCGAAAAAGCGTTTGCATTAAAAGGGTTTAAAATCATGTGGAAAGGAGAAGGTGTAAATGAAATTGGTTATGATGAGTATACCAAGAGAGAACTTATTGTTATTTCTGAAAAATATTATAGACCTGCTGAGGTGGAGGAATTGCTTGGTAATAGTACGAAAGCGCGAGAACAAATGGGATGGACAACCGAATATACATTCGACCAGTTGTTACAGGAAATGGTTGAGAATGATTGTAAGTGAATTTTAGGGAGGTTGTAATATAATTGTATTATTGTATTGTATATGGTCTGTAATAACACTAGAAAAAAACAACATTTTTCGAAAACTATTCGAAAATATTCCACGCCGAAAATTGCACAACGCATGGCTTATAAATATTTAGGGAAAACTGCAAAATTATACCCTGCGAATAACCCACATAAAAAATACAAAATATGTGATCTAAAAAATAATAAATGGGTAAATTTTGGTCAAATTGGGTATGAAGACTTTACCAAACACCATGATAAAAAAAGAAGACTATCGTATCTAACACGTTCTAAATCTATACGTGGTAATTGGAAAAAAAACCGATATTCTGCAAACAATTTGAGTAGAAATATTTTATGGTAAATCCGATTATACAATATTACATCAAATATAAAATATTTGATCTAATAAATGGAACCTGTCCCCGTTAACCAATCTGAACAAAAAATAATTCATCAAAAAAATGGAATAGTTATCAAATTATTAGATAAAAATAAATATGAATTGTCATTTGAAATTGAAAATAATAACATTATTTTAACAAAACTAATAAATTTACATTTAATGAGAATTATTTATGAAGTAAATAAGGATATTTTTGATGATTTTTCATTAGACATACATTCGGATAATGAAGCTGATATATATTTATCATTTAAACATTTTTTTGAAGATTTAGGGTTTCCGAAAAGATATTCTTTACTGCACGTAAACATGCATAATGACACAAATAGTGTCATTTTTACAGCTAATACCAGATACAATACCACCCTTAAACATACTAATGTTAATGTTAATTCCACTATTTTACCTATTGATAACCTGCAAATAACTTGTAACATTGTGACTGCGCATAAAATTAAAATAGTAAACGTGATCACGTTTAATACCTCTTTTGAAATTCCTGGATTTGTTGAAAAAATGTCTGTCCAGATATTTAATAAAATATTTCTACGAATAAAACAATTTATAGAAAATTACACTAATAATGTATAATATGTTATTGTTTATGTCCTCTATTCTATCCACCATATCAAATATATGCTTTTTATTAGATATGATGTATATATTTTCATCCGAATATATTACCTATTTGGTGTCAAAAAATTATAATGCTTTTATAAAAAATATAGCATATAGGTTATCTAACAAAAATATATTATACATTAAGATTTTTCAAGCCATTTCATTAAACAATCATATTATTGATGACGTAATGAATAATGAATTATTATCTTATACTGATTCAGTCCCATATGATACATCAGATATAGATTGGAATGCATTGAATAATGTAAAACAGAAATTTCATTTGCATACTCCTTCGACTTCGTCTACGGAGTATAATCCGAAAACTTCGACTCGCTTCGTTTCATCTACGTTTTCCTCCAATATGGTAAATGATAAGCCTATCAATTCCGGTATGATATCAATAGTTTATAAAATGAAGAATGATGCAGATGAAGATATTATTATTAAAATAAAACGATGTAATATTGAACAAAAATTAGATTACGCTATACAGAAATTGATGTTTCTGATTTATGTATTGTCCTTTATACCCAGAATTAATACATTAAATATCCCATCAATAGTTAATAAAAATCTAACCCTCTTGAAACAACAATTAAATTTTGATGAAGAAGTACAAAATACGATAGATATGAAAGAAAATTGTAAGAATTTAAAATATGTAAAAATTCCAAAAGTTTATCCAGAAGCTACAAAATTATTTCCAAATATCATTATGATGGAATATATTCAAGGAGCACATATATCGAAAATAGATGCGATAGATTACGAAACGTATGCAAAATTGATCATAAAATATGGATTCGTGTCTCTTTTAATTACTGGTATAACTCATGGTGATTTGCATGGTGGAAATATTATATTTATAAAAAATGAGGCATCTAGGGGATGTGACGGAGCGGAGAAGGAACGGAGCGTATCGCTGCGCAAAACAGACCCAGAATACGGAACGCTAGTGGAGTATTCTGTTACAGATTTACCCACATATCAAATAGGAATTATTGATTTTGGTATCGTTTTAAAAATAAATCCAATTATTAAAAATGTGTTTTTAGAAATATTTTCTGAATTGTTTACAAAATCCTCTATTGAAATCGCAACAGAATTATTAAATATTATCATCGAACCTAAAGATGTATGGTCGTCTATCCCAAAAAAACATTCAGAAAATATTATTCATGTTACTGCTAATATAATTGAACATACTATTCATAATGGAAAAGGTGCTACTCAAATTAAAATATACGAATTTCTTGAAAAATTTAATAATTATGTGAATGATCATAATTTGACGGCATATGGGTTATGTATCGGTGATGATTTTGTTAAAATGCAATTGGTGTTGGCTATGTCGCATGGGCTCTGTTTATGTCTATGCAAACATAATTATTTAGAGGTGGCTAATGATGTATTGAACACCATGTTTCATACAGATTTATTAGCTAATTAGTGCTTCATCCAGAAAACTGCTGGTCGCGATGCGACCATCCGTTTTCCTCCATTTACTTACTTTTCAGATGTTGTTGTTTTGGAATCTTCAAATGTTGAATCATATTCCTCACTATCTTTGCCTTTTGATCTTTATCGGGTGGATGATAAAATATTGTTTTGGTTTTTAATTCACCTCCAAATACACATCCATTCATTATATTTAAAAATTCACCCTTCTTTTCGTCTTCTCTCCAATCTGGATTTAACTCTCTCCATATTGTGAGTGCTTTTATGCATTTGAATTCTATTGCTACTGATATTTTATTCATTTTTATATGATCATCGTCTTTCTTCCATTCTCCATCCTCTTTATACATGATTGTTTCTCTCTTCTCATCCGTTACCCAAATTGGTTTTTCAAATTTTCCTAGTCTCGCTAGATTCTTGGTAAAAATTCTGGAGATTCCTGCCACATACCCATGATGCCCTATGTATTCTATGTCTTCCAAATCTACATTGATAAAATTCAGAAAATCCTTTACATTCATTGCACCCTTGCACGTGTCATTCAAAAAGAAATTCAAATTAAATTGTGTATTGTTTTGAGTGTTGTTTATTGTGGTGTTACCTACTTTTCCTACTAAATCTGTTATTATTTTATTTTGTTCTGACATCATTTGCTTATTATATTCCATCATAGTATTGCTTTGTTCCACCATTATTTGTTTGAACTCTTGTGTGTCTTTCATGAATGCAAATATTAAATTCATGTCCATATTCGGGATTGCATTTTGTATATCTGTCATTTTTAGTGCAACCCCGTCCTTCTCTTTTTCTTTTAGCTCTTTTATTGCCGCTTCTTCTATACATGTTTTTTTATGACTCCATAGTCCGACTCTTGATTTGTAAATCTTATTGCAATTTGTACATATATATGCTGTGGGCTGAGGATTTATTGTTATATTTGTATTCGTATTTGTTAGATGTTCATTTTTTATATGTTTTGCTGTGAGCAAATGATTTGCATAATCTTTTTTGTTATTGGTTTTGATGTCACAAATTGTGCAATTAAATTTATAAATTTTTGGGGAAATTTGGGGAAAAAATGTTAACATTTTTTATATAATATACTAACATAATATTTCCCTAAATCATTTTTATTTTTATTTATTTTTCCGTTTTTTTTTCTTATGCTCACAAAATGAAAAAGCATGCAAAAATTATGATCTGGCTTATTTTTTTTTCGTTTTTCCAAGACTTTTTTAAGAATTCAAAAAATGGACAAATATATTTGTCCATTTTTCAATCTCTGAAATACTTTTGGACTTTTTATTTGCAAATTATATAATAAATGGATAAAGTAACTTAAAGCCGTAGTACCCTTTTTTAGGTGATTCTAAGTTTTCTTGCATGTATTCTTAAAAAATTGAAGTTGATTAAATGTACAAAAGATGGAGATACCTTATATTGAGATTATGGAAAATCCATTAAACTTTGTATTTATTGATGGTAGTTATTTCTGCTTTTATCGGTATTATTCTATCGTACGTTGGTGGAAGAATGCGCACCCAGACGAGCCTTTGAGCGACCCATTTGCGAATCCTATATTCGCTGAAAAATTTAGAAAAACATTTGTGGAACATGTTAGTGGGATTCCGAAAAATTTGAATATTCAAAAGGAAAAAACTATCATGATAGTTGGAAAGGATTGTAAGAGAGAAAACATATGGCGGAATGAATTTTATGATAAATATAAGGCCACCCGGCCACCATTTGCTGGCGGTAATGCATTTAAGATGGCATATGAAGACAATCTATTTATAGAAGGTGGTGTAAAATCTATAATTAGTCATCCAAAATTGGAGGGAGATGATAGCATTGCTCTTTCAGTAAAATATATATTGAATAAATATCATAATCCTTCGGCAATGCTTTGCATGACTACGGATTATAGTCAGGAAACATCGGCTTGCAAGCAAGCCTACGTTTCCCTTCAACATCAAAAAGTCAATATATATATCATTACTAGTGATAAAGACTATCTACAATTGGTAGAGCCAAGAGTGCAAATATTTAATCTTATGTTCAAAAATATTGCTGAACAAAAGAGTAGTGTGGGTGATGCAAAGATAGATCTATTTTGCAAAATAGTTATGGGGGATACGAGCGATAATATTCCTTCTGTATTGACAAAATGTGGACCGAAGACAGCCTTAAAATGTTATCACGACAAAGCCTATTTTGATGAACGAATGAAAAAAGAAAACGCTTATGATAAATGGACAAAAAATCAACTACTTGTTGATTTTAATTATATTCCGCAACATTTAATCGATGAGTTTATGTTGAACATAGATCAATACTTTTAGTTACGTTTTATCGTCTATATTTTCGAGTCCTTCTATTATCATCTCTATAATTTATATTCCTATAATTTCCATCCATATATTTTCTAGTGGATTGTCTAGCATTGTTTTGACCATAATTATTTTGTTTAGTTATAGGTGCACTATAATTTTCTTCTTTTAATTCTATTGGTTGATATACAAATCCAAACATATCCGCATATGCTTGTCTTATTTTTTCATAACGTATTTGACACCCTAGAACTGCCCGTTTGGTTAGTGGTATATCTTCTCCTGGATATAATTCCAAATCTATAACGACATAGTAACTCAGATTTGTATCATTCTTAGTTGGAGCATTTGGTCTATTTATATCCACGAATTGTTGCCTATTTAAAGCGCCTCCTCGCATAAGTCCTTGTCTTTTTGTTTGCATTCCACTTGCTTCGTTTTGTTTCCCTCTTCTACGTCTTCTTATAGGGCCAGTATTTGCAGCAATGGGAACTGGAATTTCTGCAGCATTGAGCTCTATTCTTTTGTTATTTTTTAATTCATTGTATGCGCGCAAAGAATCATCAAGATATGTTTTAAAAATATCGTTACCATTGAACCATGATATTTCTCTATCATTTGCATCGCTATATTTCCAACAACTTTTAAAAATCAAATAGGTTAATACCGAGGGTATATTAACAAATGAAAATAGAAATTTAGATGTTGTTTTATCATATAATATTTCATAATGATCATTGCCATCAATAGTATACGTTTTTAATAAGAATAAGTATGTTTGATATTCATTTGTTTTTTCACCACGATTAATTTCATTACATATAACATCGTAAGAAAATTCCTCTGTTTCGACAATTTGTGAATGCAATATGTTATACTCTATAAAAGTAGTATCATCTATAATAATATATCTTGTATTATCTTGACCTGGAATTGGTGGGTTTCGTATTTGTCTCCTAACTATAGTGCCTGATTTATAATCGCTCACAGCATCTTCTGTATTCACTTTAAATATAACATGCGTCCCTATATCTAACATAAGGTCCGCAGTTAATACCGGGTTTTGACCTACATCTATTACTATAAATTTAATCTTAAACACTCTCTCGAGTATTTTTATAGTCGTTTCATCGCCACTATATCTGCCGTCATCGTTTGCAGGCTGTCTTATAATTCTTTTAATGGTTTCTGGATCATTTATATATGTCCCGGTATCATCATATAAAAAGTTAAGTTCTTTAAGAGTTTGTGTATTTTCAGGATCATTTATATTTATATTTCCGTTATCTAAAGCGGTTGCCCAGGTCGCCAATTCAGCATCACTTATTCTATCACTAATAGCTCGTCTCAATGAAGAAATAGTGTATTTGCCATCATTTGCAAAAGGATTTGTTGAAACATTTCCCGTCGAAATCAACTCACCATTAAATGCCAGTGCAACCGCATAAAATAAACTATCTCCTCTAGCCCCTTTATCTTCATAAATTTCAATATTACTAACTATATTAGCTATACTATTTTTGTCTACTTCTGGTATCACCTCCTCGTATATACCTTTATCATATAAAAAAAGCAATTCATTTTGAAAATCTTCTGTAGTAAACCAATCGAAATCTTTATCTAATTCTACATTAAAATTTTTAATTAGTTGCTCTGCCGTTGTTAACAGCGGAATATCATTTGCGTTTTCTGATTTATTTACTATAGTAATACATTTTTGTTTAATTCCAAAATCTGAAATATATGGAATAAGTGAATCAATAATATCATTATATTTTGTTACCAAATTATCCATGGTTATTTCCAATTTATTTAAATCTCGTGATGTGGTATTGTATTTTGTATCCATAAATATAATTTCGGTTTTTACATTTCCAGGACTTAGTTGAATATTTTTATAAATGGATGCTGGAATATATGGTATTATGCTATCATTTTTAGATATGCTATTATAATATTTTTTATATTCATCATAAATAGATAGGGTGGTAGTATATATATTTCTTGTAGAGGTATATGACTCTATCTCTCGTGCATATGTGATAGCAGATAACCTACCATACATAGTTATTAAATTATAGCATGTTTTGAGAGCTTCATGTAATTTCATATAGTCATTTGTTTGTTTTTTAGATTCGGATGTATTTGATGATTCATAAAATAGCACGCTTTGTTTTTGCAGCGGTTTTTGCGCTTGAACTATACGCGTAGTAAAATTTCTGCGTTGATTTTCCGAATATGTGTCTATGTAATGTGAGTATAGTGTTCTAGCTACAGAAATAAGATTAAAAATATTATCTCGGGTAGAATTGAAAAACTTGTTCGTTTTTGAATATTCTAATTTCCAAACACATTCCTCGTCACGATAATACAATTCTAAAAGTTTTTTAATGTAAATATTTAATTGATTTTTATTCATATCCAATAATTGTGGAAATCTATAATATTTTTCAAATTCCTCTTTATAATTAAGAATCTGTGTGTTATATTTGGGTTTATTCATTTCATTAATAAGATTTCTAATATCAGTGGTCAGTTGAATAACGAAATTATCATATTCATTATTTTTTGTTACAAATTGCGAATAACACTCTATATCGAATTCCATAATTTGTATTATTAGTTTGTTTATATCATTGGCGTCTGTTCCGTTTTTTTTGAATTGTTTTTTTTTCGCAATAACTAACTCTTTATAAAAATTTATTAATGCTTCAAAATATGTTCGTTGCGCTTTTACCTTTTCTAATAAATTATCTAATGTATTCTTGTAGGACTCCATAAACGCCGTTTTATAATTTATCAAATTTGACATAAGATTAGAGATATTTTTTTTATCATCTGGATTATTCCAAATATGTGTTGCGTCAAAATGAGCATCCATTGATGTTTTTATTATTTTTTTTAATGCATGTGTGGTGGTATCAAACAAATTTACATTGTCAAATGCACTGGGTAATGCACTGGGTAATGCATTAGTCGATGACGATGTATTAGCAGCAGTAGCAGCAGTAGCAGCAGTAGCAGCAGTAGCAGCAGTAGCAGCAGTAGCAGCAACAGGCACTGCTACGGGAATATTATTTGTAGTTGATGTATTTGGATTATAAGAACCCAACGATGTTTCATATATATTTTCTGCTTCTCTGAATTCAATCCCAGCCTCGTAAAGTTTTTGATATAATGGATCTAGTTTTTTTGGATTTAATTTAATATCTTCCGAATAATTTCGATCTAGTGGGTATAATAATGTTTGTGTAATAGGATCTACTGATATGCTTATATTATCAGACACATTTATAATGCTGTTATCTATATTTCTACCGATCAATGTTTGTATCCCAGGAGGTAACGTTTTTATCCAGGTGACATATTTTGAAACCTGTTTTTCATCTTCCACCTTTATTTCTTTGTCGCTTAGTTTTTTACCACTTGCAATGTCCTTGATAAGATCACCATTTGTTAAAAATCTAGAAATACCTTTGGAGGCAGCATACCCTTTTACTAATTCTGGATATGCTTTTGCAAAAGAGCCTAATTCTTTTTGCGCAAATGCAGCATGTGATGCTAATAGACGTTGTTGATATAAAGAACTAGCCAATCCAGTCCCATAAGAGAAGGACATCAAGTTCCTTTCAAAACTCTTAGTATCAATTTGCCAGTCTCCATTTATCCAATTATAATCATAAATAGTGTATGGCTTCCCCTTTATATAAAATTTATTATTGGGTCTAAATAATTCATTTAATATAATTCTAATATTATTTTCAATAATTTTTTCATTTACTGCTGTTTCTAAACTGCGATTGGGTTGCATCGATGTAGCTAGAGTTCTATTAAGCAAACTATTAAATGTATTTTTATAGAAGAATTGTGACATGCGTTCCGATGGAGGGTATCCTCTCGGAATAGTGCTAGTCGTGCTACTATTTAGTTTTATTACTGGATTAAAATAGACGTTATTGCTTTTCATGTTTGGAACAGACATGGAGGGAGTGTATAAAATAGTAGGGTATCCTCTTACCCTTGTTCTTATCAATATGGTCAACGTATCAGCATATTTAAATTTAGCATTCGGGTTATTGTCTGTTATATTTATAACATCTGGTATATTTATTGGATTTATTGAATTTGTTGTATTTGTTGTATTTATATTATTAGTATACATATACTTATACTTATAATACGTCAAGAATATTTTATTTGCTTATTTGCCATTTATCGATCTTTCTTTCCATTCACTGAATTTTGTAAAAGCCTCTTTTTGTTGTTTCTTCTCTTTATCTTTTTTTGCCTTTTCTAAAATGGCCATAGCAGAATTTATCTCTTCATCACTTATTTTTCCATCATCATTTGCGTCTATTAAGGTTGGTAATACTTTGTATTTATCTGGCACGATACAATAATTGCTCTCTTCGTTGAATAAATGATCAGATAAAACAACAAATACAGCAGTTAATCCTAGCGCGGTATATATGTCACGAGTACCCATCCATGCCATGGAAAAAACCAAAAGTTGTTTGCTCAATGAAAACTTTAAATATTCTTCTGTAGATTTGCTAAACTGAATAGATATAAATTTAGACCCAACGTTCAATAATATCATGATAATGCCTGCAAAAAACTTGCTGTTATTTAAATACAAAACATGTTCATGTATATAATTTAAAATACTCATAACAAAATTGGGTGAATGAATTATAGGGGTGATAATCTTTGGCATTTCTTTACTTAAAATAATGCGAGATTATAAATCTTTCGATAGTTATGATTTTACATATTAGAAAACGTAGTTTCCTACATAAATCCTATCTTTTTGAAAAAAGTAGTAGCTCGACCTGTAATATAATTTACACTATTGGTGGTGTAAATACGGGTATTTCTGATATATGGTCTATACATTCTACGCAAAACAGGAATAAATGGTTCGGTGACATTTTTACTATTTTTGTAAATCATAAATGCAGCAGCTAGAATGACTGCTGATGCTAGAATTATAGCAATGAATATAATATAATTATATTGTTTAGAATTCATATACTTATATTATGTGGATAAAATATTTTTTCCGATTATACTGGTGCATAAGATGTAGTAAATACGGCATTATCTGGCCAATTAGGTGAGGGTTCATTTGAGGATGTCCCAAAAAAAGGTGTATTAAGACTTTTGGAAGATTTGGGACGCATACCTTCTTCTATTCTAAGTTTTTTATGATGAGAAAATGCTTCTATTTTTGTAGCAGGAACATTAGCAAGAGCAGTACCAGGAGTAATAGCAGTAGTAGGAGCAGCAGTAGCAAGAGCAGGAGCAGCAGTAGCAAGAGCAGGAGCAGCAGTAGCAGTCTTTAGTTTATCTTTATTGACATTAATGGGACTTGAAACTGGAATAGGAATGGGACTAGGGACGGGACTAGGAATAACCGCTTTTTCGGACATACCTACAGGCTGCTGTTCAAACCCCTCTAAATCGCTATCAACATGCAGGCCAATTAAAATGATAATAGCCGTAAGTCCGTGCGCAACATTATAATATGACAAATATATTATGCAAATAAGTATGATAGCTCTTCCTAAAAAGGTATTCAAAATAGAAGCTCGAAAAGATTTATAATATATCATAACATAAATAAGTACGATAAATATCATAGATATAAAAATATGTTCCTTCTTTGATGGTATTAAATTATTACTTATACTAGACATCCTATATATTTACTATGATATTTTTATTTCGTCTGTATTATATTTCAGTTCGATTTTCAAATTATTATCTTAATTTTTATTAAGAGAATGTCTTTAGCAATGTATGCAGCTCCATTTGATAATGATATAAATCAAGTAAATAATAAAGATAATGATAACCATATAGGTAGAAAAAGGGTAGCATTAAATAAAACACAGAAGAGATATCCTAAAGAAAATAATTTTTCTGAAAAGGTAAATTCTGTTTTACAAACTATCCATAATTCTCTTGATCAAGAAGAAGGATTAGCAGATTTTAATCCTCCTCCTCCTCCAGATTCTGCGGGTGTTGAAAACACGCGATTAAGGGAAACCCAAACATCCGCCTCTGGCTTATCGACAATTGATTCTGGTGTAGGTGTAGGTGTAGGGGAAGGAGCTTATATGTCAAGCGATCACTCTTCCGATATGGCGAGTCAATTGCAACAAATGCAACAGCAACAGCAACAACAACAACAACAAAAGCAGGATAATAGGTTCATGCCAAATTACGCAGCTATGTATAAAAATTCCCCACATAACATGCCTTATCATAATTATAATGGGTATTCGCAGATGAATAGCTCACCATCCTCGGGTAGCAGTTATGATGTTATGATTGAAAAATTGAATTATATGATTAACCTTTTAGAAGAACAAAAGGATGAACGAACAAACAATGTAACAGAAGAAGTTGTTTTATATTCCTTTTTAGGAATATTTATCATTTTTGTAGTGGACTCATTTGCACGAGTCGGAAAATACACTCGATAAATTATATTATTGCATGTAAGTTATAATATAATGTGACGTTAATGCATTCTATATTTTCTAGATTTCTTCGATTTTCTAGATTTCTTCGATTTTCTAGATTTCTTCGATTTTCTAGATTTTCTATTTCGTTTTGTACGTCTTATTTTTCCACCTTTTTCAACATTCATCTCACTCGGGGATACATTTCCAACTGGTCTAGGAGATCCTTCACGTGATGCCATATTTGTTCTAGGTGATATAGGTCTAAAATGATATTCATCTATTTCATTTGGTAAGACTAATGATGATGGCATTTTCGGAATAGGTATCATATTTTCTGGACGATTATTAAATCTTTCCATTTTCTCTAATCTATATTTTTCATTTGATGCTTCTTCGGATGCTCTTTTAGCGACCTGTTCTGGCGAGTACATATATTGTTTTTTCAATTCAGTAAGACCTATATTATTTCGCATATCTCTAGCTATTTTTTCTTCTAATAATCTATTTTTTTCTTTATCTTCCTCATTTATTTTTGCTTGTGTGTCATCGTATAGTTGCATTTTTTGTGCAGCAGTAGGCTGTTGCGTATAACTTTCTGTAACTATCCCCAAAAATTGGTCTATTTCTTTCTGAGACAATCCCATGTCTCTTAAATTTTGTTGCGCATCTTTATTTCTTTTTATCATATAGAATGGATATAAAATAAAAATTGAATTATTTTCAAATGCTAAAATTATACTACATATAACTATACAACATTTCTTTCAAAGAAGCTCCTTTCACTAACGTTACGGAGCTTAATCCAGAAAACTTCGGCACGCTCACGTTGTTGAGCAGTGCCTACGTTTTCCTACACAATGGAGCAAACAATGGAACAAACACTAGAACAAACAAAAGAGTATGAAAATGGTGATAAATATTTCGGTCAACTAAAAGATGGCTTACGACATGGAATGGGAAAATTGATATATAACGATGATATAACTAGAGACGGAATACGTGACTATTATATAGGTCAATGGTCTAATGATATGCGACATGGTTTAGGCGAGCAATATTTTAAAAATAGTATTGAAAAATATGCAGGAGATTGGATAGATGATCAGTCGACAGGTCTCGGTATTTACGAATGGGATGATGGAGATGTTTATCGTGGTGAACATGTAGAGGGAACAGAACATGGATATGGTGAGATGAAATATAGTAGTGGCAATGTATACAAGGGCTTTTGGACAAATGGGAGTCATGATGGTAAGGGTGAGATGAAATTTGCAGATGGTGATGTATATGATGGTGATTGGGTAGATGGACTAAGACATGGTTACGGAACATATACTAATAAACATTCTATCAATAAAGATGAGTCCATCTATGTTGGAAAATGGTTACATGGGAAAAAAAATGGATATGGTCGATTGACTTTTTTGGAAGGAGACAATGAATATTATGAAGGAGAATGGACAAATAATAATCAATCTGGTATGGGAACATATCACTATAGAAATGGTGACTTATATTATGGAAATTTTATACGCGGACATGAAAATGGACTAGGAGAAATGACATATGCAAATGGTGATTACTATTATGGACATTGGAAGTCTGAGCATAAACACGGAAATGGGAGGATGGAGTATAAAAATGGTGAAATTTACGAAGGCACATTTAACTACGACAAAGTTCATGGATGGGGTAAAAAAATATATACAAACACAGACGAATATATCGGTAATTGGAATATGGGTATGAGGCATGGATATGGAAAACTTATAAAATATTCCACATGGACTTATGGTAGACGACCTAGGATACAGGATGGTGATTGGATCGAAGACATATTTGTAGAAGTAGAACGAATTAGACAACGATATAACACTAGTATACCTATTATACGCCACACGTCTACAACTAGACATAGACCTTATAGGCAGCCTAACCCCAGTTATCGTTAACCCAAAGAACTCCTTCGGCTAGCGCCTACGGAGTTCAATCGCTCACCTTCGACTTCGTCTACGGCTCGCAGCAGAATACTAATTGATTACCAACACTTTCTTAGGTTGAAATGTATGATAAGCAAAATTGTAAAAAAAATATGCATTCGGATTCACCAAAATAGGTGTCGACCTCTCTAAAATATTGTCAACTATTACATCATTATCTGATATATTTTCAATCGCAGCACATTTAAAAGCAGTATGGGACTCGTATATTTTCCACAAAGCGACTTTATATCCATGAGCAAATAGCTCCACATTTTTACTGCAATTAATACTAGCAAAACAGCACAACACTTCAGTGCCTTTTTTTAAGTAGGTATAAGATCGCCTAAAAAAATAGGCGCATATTACTTCCCCCTGCTCGATTAGCATGTAAATGTAAATTGTTTTGGAATTGATTAGCGACATCATATTTGCCGTCTCAGTTAAAATACAAATATCGAATTTTTCATTGTGGTCTCTGAAAAAATCGAATAAATGATGTATATTTGTTTTTCCTACTTCAATTAACGATACATATGGTAATAATGGAGGCGGTTTTGCCCACCGATTCATATCAAAACAATAAGTGTTGTATACACATAACGGAACTATTCCAGTAAGATCCCCTTCTCTCTTGAAGAGAGAGACTAATATATTTTTATTAGTTAGTCTTTGGTTATAATGATGAGTCTGAATCAATTGTGGTGCGATGTTTTGTTTCCGTCGGGTTTTATCTACGCATAAATAGTCCACATAATAAGCATCAAATGTAGCATCCGTATTTTTTGCTTTATTTATAGTAATATGGATGGGTCTTGTAGTCATAACGCCCGCTATTTTCTTATTGGGAATTTGTGTTTGCGTTTTTACATCGATAAGTAATTCATCTTCGTAATAGAAACTGAAAAAACTGGTGCAATTATGTCCGGTAAAATATCCCGTTATGTTTTTAGTCGTTGGACAATATTGGTTATCGCCATTTTGAAGATAATGTTGTTTTATAAAATGTGTAAATTGTTTGAGTTTTAAATCGGAAAGCTTTGCATATTGAATGGTTTCTATGTCTTTGAAATTGGTGTATTGATTTTTTTCGGGTAATTCATAATTTATGATACCACACGGAAATAAGTAATAATGTAGGTCGTAAATATGGAATACTGGTTGCATGGCCCAAAAACGGAAACGGATTTTGATATAAGCACATATGACTAATATTATAAGGATGATAATTAAGAATACATAAAATATATAATGATAGTAATAAGGAAATGGATGTTGATATTGATATGGTTCTGGGTAATTTTGCATAATATTTACGAGCAAATAAATATTATGATTCTTCTGCATACTCTTCCATATTCCGTAGGCGAGAGCCGAAGGAATATCCATTTTCCATTTATTCAGGTTTTTGTAATACATACAAATACTGGTATTCATATCCACATTTAATCAAGTCCACCTTACCCATAACTATAAATCCCGTATTTTGAGCCATAGTTAAGATATCATCTTCGGACTCCATAAACATTTCATGTTCTTGTTTTCGGAATGTTTTTCCAGAGTCCTTGTTAGAGAATTTTTCGACAAATTTGGCAGTATTATTTTGATTATCTAATTGAAAATCGGCGGCATATTTGAAATCATCAAAAGTGACCTTGCTATGTGTTACTCTCTTTGGGGCGTAACGTTGAGGTGATAATGTAATCAGAGGATTTGCGGGAGGGATAATAGGATCAAATTGATCCCTGTCAACAATATGAACAACTAAATGTCCTCCAGGCATCAACCAGTTGAAGCAATTGGAGAAGAACTGCGCTTTATCTTGTATGTAGTAGATGGTGAAATACAAGCATAAAATATGAGTAAAGGAACCGCTGTTAAAAAGCATCGCATTTCTAACATCTCCTTGTTTGAAGTCATAATTGGGATAATTTTCCTTTGCTTGTTTAACCATTGATTGGGATATATCAACTCCTTCTGCATTTAATCCTTTATCAGATAAAGCAGCGACGACATTACCAGTGCCCGAACCGATATCCAATATAATGGACTGATTTGTGGGTGTAGTTTTATTAATTATTTCACCAACGGCATAGTCATCCAGAATATTATTATATACTAAATGATCATAAATAGTTGCATAAAAGTCATCATATATATCCGGGCCCGTTTTGAATTCAAATTTATCCCGTTGTTCATACCCTTCTTTTTTGGTAGTTGTTGATTTGAAAAGGGTAATCGCTATTAATAATACGACAACTATTATTATGACCTTAGCCCAGTTGGAAGATTTATTATACATTTGACTCATGGAACTGATAGATTTAGATATAGATTTCATTATGGACCCGGACATGGACATCTCTTATATGTATAGTTGTGATAATTTTTATGTAAATCAGGTGTATATGGGTGATTGTGAAATAAATGATATTAGGGAACAAAATGCTTTTAAAGGTATGACCTTTTCTGGATTTAAAAATTCGGATGTCAAAAAGGAGTTGCTAAAGAATTTAATAAATTCCAAATTAGAGCCCGCATGTTATTGGAGTGCGGAGTTTATATGCGCAGGACATTATAAGGAATTGTGGGAGATTATTTTATTTTTTTATAGCAAACATATTCATTTAGGAAATCCTAAACTGGCTATATATTTGGATTTAAGAGTCCAAAATTTCAAGGAAATAATTTCTGGCGGCTATGCAAATAATGAATTGAAAATGAGGAATAGTGATAAATTGCGTAAATTATTTTGTGAAATAATATGCATTTTGTGCTGCGCAAGGCGTAAACATAGTTTTGATGAAGTTAAGATTAAAAAGGACGATTTTGATATGACCCAAATGACAGATAGATTTAAAGCACCAAATGTTAATTATGCGCAACCAATTATGGTTGCAGGTGATCCTAAAGAGTTGTTTATTGCTATAAATGAATTGGCGTACAATGTATCTAAGGATGGTAAGAATTCGATAAATGCATGTTATTGGATAGAATGGATATCAGAGTATGAAAATATTTGCAAAATTAAGAAACAAAAATGTAAATGTGAAAGGCGACTTCAAATGCCAGTAGATAGCAAAAACCAAATGGATATCGTGTGGTTAGTATGGGATACACTTTTAAAAGAAGTGGAAAATCGCCACCCCCTTATAAAAAAAATAATGAAAAGCCTGCTCAATTTGTTTTCATTAAAGTACAATAATGCATGTAATACAAAACGTCGGTATATTTTATATTATGCTGTTGAATTATTAATAGAACCTGTAAATTTAGAAGAAGATATAGTAAAAGAAAAGGAGCAGATAAATGCAATCATCACTAAAATAGATAATATTTATAAACAAATCAAAAAAAATGAGCATTCACCTAATACAGATTACTTATTTACAAATACAAATAAATCCAATTTGGATAAAACGATTGAAAAATTGGAAAAAATGAATCAATTTGGTGAAAATTTTATTCCTCGATTGTAGAATATTTAGAAACATAGATGCGTAATTCAACATCAAAAATATAAAAATTATATTTACATATATTATAATAATGCTTAAGGATCTTTGCACCCCCGCTATGATTTACTTTGTGTTGTCTGTTATCACTATTGTTTTGGCTATTATGAAGCGAATGTCACTTATGTCTATCGCAACTAAATCATTCTTCGTGCTATTATGGACTTGGTTTTTGAACTATTTGTGTTCTAAGGGATACGCCACCATTTCATGGTTTTTGGTATTGTTGCCATTTATTATGATTGCTGTCAGTGTCGTTTGCTCTATGGAAATGTTCAAGATGGTGTCTCGTGGACAGATGTAAAAGATACATACAAAATAACGTAATATAATTTTACATAATATAGTTATGTAACATTATACACTTTGATTGGAAACATAAAAAACATAAAAATATTGCGTTATGTATATGGCGAAAACACGAAACATGCGTTTATTACATAAAAGTACTCGTAAAAACAATAGCATTAGTAGCAGTAGCAGTAGCATGAAACATTTAGAACAGGAAATAGTAGTGAAATTTTTACAAATATTGAATATGGTTAAATTATATCATTGGAAAACGTATAGTTATGCAACACATAAAGCAACCGATGAATTATATTCGAAACTGAATGATCACACAGATAGTTTTGTGGAAGTATTACTAGGTAAACATGGTGATAGAGTAAATTTGATGCACACAAAATCTATCACACTTAAAGATTTCAACTCTGTAAGTGACTTCAAGAGAGAAATGATAAATTTCAAAGGGTTTTTGGTTGGATTAAATTCAAACAAGGCAATGAAAGGTATGTCTAATTCGGATTTATACAATATTCGCGATGAAATATTAGGCGATGTAAATCAATTCCTTTATTTGTTGACTTTCAAGTAAGTCTGTAGCCGAAGGAATATGAAGTTATAATGAAAATTTAATATATTTATTTTTATTATAACGAATGTTAAGTACGACAGCAGCTAACAATCCAATGAGTTCAATCGGAGCGACAAATTCTTTTTCAAATAACATAAAAATGGATTCGGTAGGATTTTCACCTGCTCTTGAAACCTCCGGGTCATCTTCTGGATTTTCATTTAGCAATATGTTTAGTGAAACTACTTGGCAGACATGGTTAATTGTAGCTTTAATATTGGCAGTTTTAGGATTCAATATATTTTATTATTTAGCAAGCGGTACACAATTTTTTGCTAATTTTGTGTCTCCATACATAAAATATTTTAGTGACCTAGTGGGAGGTACTATAGGTAACACCACAAAACAAATAGTTACAACTTCAGCGACAGGTACAAAAGCTGGTGTCGATATTACTGCGGGTACTATTACAAGCAGCATAGATGCTTTAGGATCGGCAATAGAGGGTACGTCTAGTGCCGTTGCGCAAACAGGACAAGCTGTCGAAAAAGATGTTTCTACATCACCTGAGAATCCATTGAATAATGCATTGAACAATGCGCAGCAACAGCAGCAGCAAGGCGGAGACCCCGATACGTTTCAAGCAGATGACTCTTACAGCAGCATTCAATCTGGAAAATCATCTAGCAAATCAGGCTGGTGTTATATTGGAGAGGAACGTGGAATTCGTAGCTGTTCCCAAGTAGGTCCAAATGATCAGTGTATGTCAGGAGATATATTCCCGACTAGTCAAGTATGCGTCAATCCAACATTGAGAGCTAATTAGGAGATATTTGTTTAGGGAAATGTATTTATTGCCACTATTCCGTTAGCAGATTTCACTATCTTGGAATTGACAGGCCATTTATTTCCACTCGTACCATATGTCAATTTTGTTTTCGGGTAATATGTTTGTTGTCCATCATTGTAACATAATTCGGTAATAGGACCAGGAACGTCAGAAGCGGATGTAGGATTACATCGATTAGTAAGCATATCGATCATAGTCTTGTCAGTACCAGTATCAGTGTCAGTACCAGTGCCAGTGCCACATATTAATACCCCGCCATCTGGAATATTTGTATTTGGTATCGTTGAATAATTGACGCGCATTAAATTCTGTGTATTTGGATTCGTATATGTTTGAGATTGTGTCGCCCATGTAGTCGTTCTATTTGTCCACATACCTCTAGCAATTTGTCCATATCTTTGTGCCTTTGTGATATTTGAACTATTTTTTTTATATTGAAGAATATTGCCTTTATATAACATGGCCAATTTGTTAGTATCCGCGCCGTAATTAGGAACACTTGTAGTATCAAAAATGCAACTATTTTCAAATCGACTCCATAATCTAGGTGGGTTAGGATTATATGATGGATCTAAACAGGACATATTAGGTATACATTGTGTGTATATATTTTATTATTCATAAATAATTTTTGTTATGTATGAATTAGTCAAGGTGAATGAGTATTGGAGGGAAACGTAGGCTTGCTTGCAAGCCGATGTTTCCTGACTATAATCCGTAGACGTAGTCGAAGGATTATTACTTATCTTCCACCATAAAAATACCATCTCAACGATAAGTAATCTGGATTTACCATATTCATGGCAGAAGATCCTGTCATTTTAGTATTAGGTCCGCCCTTGATCAAATTCTGTATAGCAGTAGTTCCTAAAGAATAGTTGTAATACCATAAATTAGAAACATATCCAGAAAACCCACCATTCATGGCGACATATACGTTACCATAGTTTTGTTTTGGCACTCCCATTAATTGAACACTCTTGGTAATGATTCCATTTATATAAACATCCAAAGTGGTATTTCTGCAACGGATAATCACATTGATCCATTTATTCAGTGGAATATCCGGGATATGAATTTCCTCACCAATAACATTAAATGTATCCATAAATACAACAAGCTCATTTGTATTCGGAGCAATGTATAATCCCGGTGCATTATTGGGAAAATTTAATCCAGTATCAGGAGTGATAGTATCATTGCCTTTGTGGAAAATATGACGATATTTACCAGATTGATATTGGAGGTCATCAATAAATATCCACACAGACCATGTAAATTCAACACCATCTGCCCCATTTACTGAGCGAGAGATGGGAACAGATCCATTCATATTTGGATCCTGTGGGATAATTAACATTTGTTTTGCATCAACCATACCAGTTATTAGATGAGGAGACGTAGATGGTGAGAAAAACCAAGATAACACTTGAATAGATAATTGCAGAACAACAACAAAAATCAAAATAGTTAATAGTAAAAAAGAGATACGAGCTATTAAACTACCCGAATTTAAAAAATCGGTTAAACCAGAACCTCTTGCTCTTCCTAATAAAGAACTGGGACTTCCAATAGAGCTAGAACTAGCGTTATTACCATTAAATCCTGTATTTGGAGGTGCATTCATCTTATTATATATATATAATATTAGAAATTAGAAAAAGCATCCGTCGCATAACCCTATAACTAATTAAATAGTAAAACTTGAATCTTCGGTTGATCCTTCCATAAAAGCCACCTTAATCTGGTATTTTCCAAATATAGTGGACAACATACTTTTTCCATAACCTTGTTCATAAATATTCCATGCGGTTTGAGGATCAGTAGAATTAGCAAAGTATTGAAATTTAGAAGTCCATCCGGAAAATCCGCCTTGTGGTGTAACATAAACAGGAGCATCTTGATTTATTTTAGCCACACCAGGTAAAACACATGTTTGAACTAATTTTCCATCTAAATAAATATCAAGTGTTCTACCATAGGCGCTAATTAACAAGTTTACCCATTTTTGAATAGGAACATTTGCCACAGCACATGTGTGTATAATAGCTCCTGTAGTTGGATCAATTATGCCTTCAGATGGGGGTGAATCAGCACCAGGATAACAAGCTAAAGAAACCGCTAAATTGTTTTCGATTGCTCCCAAAACAACGGCGGGGCAAGGATCTTTGGTAGCGATATCATCCGATGTAGATGATGTACCCATGCGTCCGTATAATATTTTAGGTTCACCATAGCGGTAATTCCAGTTGTCAATATAAAACCAAATAGAGTAGGTGAAATTACTAGAATTTGCGCCACTAGTACTTTGTGCTAAAGTGTTAGCATCGATAGTTTGCATAGTAGTACCAGATGACATTCCCGACAATGTATTTACATCAGACATGACGTATCTCATAACTGCATATAATAAAACAAGTACAACGATAATAAGTAATATTGTCTGTATTTCCATATATATAATATACTGATAGAAATTTTTCTTATTACGGAACACCAAAATTATCACCATTTCCAGCAAAATACCACCTTAATGATAAATAATTACTAGGATCGTGTATATTCATGTCTGGTTTTAAATTCTCATCAGCCGTTTCTTCAATAGTGGCTTCCGCTGGTTTAACTATAGAATCTATTACGGCATTTGTATCCGTTTTTGACTCCTCTATATGCACCGCCTTTTCTAGAGTAGATGTAAGGGCATCATTCGAATTAGTTGAGACTGGAGGTGTTTTGTCCTTTATGAAATTATACAAATAATATATTTGTCTGATAGTTAAAGCATCATTAAAATAATTTATGTTGCATATACCTCCATTCAGTCCGTTATTTTCACCAATAGTCAACGTATCATAGGACATGTACGGAACTACCTCAATCACAGATTTAACTAACTCGCCATTATAAAATACATCTAAAGTTCCACCATTATAATTGATGATGATGTTATTCCATTTTTGTAATAGGACATCTGTTTTCCTATAAATAATAATGTTACCATCATCATCTAATTCAGGGGGTGATGTGGATTTTGTTACACTGCCTATAGCAGCTGCACCAGTATTTGGCATAGTAACCATGAGTGTATTTGTACTGCCGTTATATAAAACATTTGGCTTTCCTCCATAATTTAAGATGGATGTGTATTTTTTGTACGATGCGTTTGTGCTAGGACTAGACGCATCAATGAAAACCCAAAAAGATATTGCGTATTTATAATCAAACTTATCTGATCCATTCAATGTTTGATAGGTGCCTATATTTTGTTCTTTGTTTATATATACAGGTTGATTTACAAGTAATTTACCCCCTTGTTTGGAAAATTGTGCAGCTACATATGGCTTCATAAAATATACCACATATGACAATATAATGAGCCCTAATAAGGCTAAATATGTATATGGTGATTCAACAGGTTTGCCTAGTTTGGTAGCGGCTTTCGATGAACCGAATAACGACAGAATAGTATCGATCAATGATACAAATATACAAGGAATGTATAAAATAGTGTTTACTATTAATCTATATATTGGACTTTGTTTGTAGTATGAACCCAATGTTATCAATTTAAAAACCAACCCCAAAATAGATAGGACTATTACTAAGTTTAATATAAAAGATATCACGCCAGAGCGATTCGATAAATTATTTATATTATTTACTAGCCAATAAATCAATATTCCCGAAAAGGTAAAACCGAATAACAACAATAATACATTTCTAATAGTGCTGTTAATATCCGAAAATTTTCCTGCAACATTACCGGCTTCTGTTGGCGTTATTGGTGTGCCTGTAAAAAAAGTTGCAATGAAATATGCAATGGAACAAAATAATGTAATGCATACTAATGCCATAATAACGCCTGTTCGAGTATCCTTAATTTTAAATCCTCCAGGATAATTTGAAAGTCCGATAGCTATTAATATTAAAAAGATAATAAAAGATATAATACTCACAATCCCTTTTGTTGTAAATCCAGTAAAAAAACTTTGGGCAGCTATAGCATTTTGTGCATTAGTCGCTCCGGAAACAGGTAATGATGGAAATGTCATAATCGTAATTAAGTACAATAGACCAAATACTGCTAATAATATAGTTGTTAAAAGAGAGATGCCAAAATTCTGTTTAATATAACCTCCTGGATCCACCGCATAGAATAGACTCATAAAAATGATTAAACACGCAAAAACGATGGCATATTTGATGCGTTCGAAATTCAAATTAAAATTAACAATAGTATCATATGCAATATTTCTATAAAATAAGTATACCCCTAATAATATAGTAATAGGTAATATAATATATGCATATGTGTCTAGGTCAGACCTAGACAATTTTGTGAATAATGCTATTAATCCGATAATGTATAAAATTAAATAAATAACATTTGATGATTGGCTTAAATATGTAAATAATAAGGCAAAATTGTCTTTAAATTTGAATAAAACGCTTGCCACAATTATTAATAGTAGTACGAATCCAAAAATGGATGCAATGTTAGCACTACTAGTTTCAGCAGAGGTTCCTTTTGAATATATTAGAGCGATAGCAACTAATGCTATAAACATCATGACGACTACAAGAATTATATATCCAAATGTTTTTAGTCTTTTTATAGTATTTTCATTATCACTTATATAATCCATCTTATATTACTCGAATATTTTATTGTATATGATATACAATATAATTGCTTTGTAAATCTACATATTTTCATGTGCTGTTTTTTTTCCATGACACTCACGACATAAAGCCAATAAATTTTCTACTTCATTGCCTCCCCCGTATTCTAGTCGAACCTTGTGATCTACCTCAAACCACGCATTTAATTGTTTTTGACAATCCCCGCATTTCCAATTTTGCATAGATGCTACATATTTTTTCTTAGTTTCGCTAACTGAACGTTTTGTAGTTTTTGAGCCTGATTGCAATAGTCGTTTTTCTGCATTTTGTTGATGTTTATTTTGTGGGCTAAACACAGAACCACCATCAGCATTTTCATCAGTATTTGTCATATCGTTAAAGTGTTCCATAAAGCTTTTTTCAGAATAACCATTGCTATCGTCTGATTTTGAAGAAGTGAAATCTAATATTGGTGATAGCATATCCATAGATGTTTTATCAATAGGCATGTATTTAACAGCATTGTTTGCATGTAATAATAGACTTTTACACCTTAATGGGTTCTTTTTAACGAGTAAATAAAAGGTTATTCCCAAAAAAGCAAAAAATATCATTTGATAATATTTTTTATATTTGAAAATCATTTTGGTATATTTCCCATCGCTATATATGTTAAATATGAAAAATGCCGTAATTGCTAGAATTATTAGTTCAAACTTCATAGTATTATATTATATCAAGAAGTAAATTTTTGATATGATATATTTTTTGTGTTTTCTTGCTATTTGCTATTTGCTATTTGCTATTTGCTATTTGCTATTTGCTCTTTTTCTTTGTCTTGTTATTTTTGTACAAAAGTAAACTATCCATCTTCTTTGTATGACGACTAAAAGACCTGTAGGATGTTGTTGATGGCGATGAATACGATGATGATGATGGCGATGTTGATGATGATGATGATGATGATGACGATGATGATGATGATGATGATGATGATGATGATGATGATGATGATGAGGGAGTTGAAGATAAACTATCCCGCACAGATTTACGATGTTTAAGTCCTTGTGCCTTGTTGCCGTTTTGTCTATGAGATAATGCAAATAATTTATTCAAATCTTTCAATAATGCTACCAATTTATTAGTAGAAATGGGTTCAGTACTTGCTTCTAGTATAAGCGTGAGCATTTTTTTTATGTGTTGAATAATTTGTATCTCATGCTCATTTAATTTACTATAATTATTATGTAAATATTCCATAATAGGAACATAAATCATAGTAAACCCCCAAATATCTATATTTTTCAAAAATACATTGGAAAAGTAATCCATTAGGTCCATTTTATTATTCTTGGTATATTTGAACAAAATTTGTGTTAAATATTCAAAAATAAAGTAAAAAGTGTAATCAAATACGATTACATCATTCTTATAACTATTGTCTATGTTACGTAATTCCTTTTCAAAAAACTTTTTAAATATGCCATTGATATTTTTCAAATGTCCTGGACCTCTCTTATCTATCCAAGCTACCACATAATTAATAACAAATGTTCTCAATGCAATATAACTGGGATCTGGATTAGATTTTAAAAATTCCGAATACATTTGTGTAAATAAAGGAGTAAACAGAATAATCGAAAATGGAACATTATATTGAAACGGCCTATTTTGTAATGTTTTTGGTATAGCTTTCTCTCCATCATATGTTGCAGATAATCCCCAATCAATTAATCTGGTGTAAAAGTGGTTAGTATGGTTAGCATGATTGAGTTGACCAATTGACTCATCATCTACTAGAACATTAGATTCTTTAATATCCACATGATATATATGTTTTTTATTCATAGGTTCAATCCCTTTGGTCAGTAGATTTATAAGTGAGTTATTTAATTGGATCATTTTAACATGGTTTAATTCAGTTTTAACTATATAATCGCCGATATCTATTCCTCCATAAGGCATATTCAGTGCGGTTAATTTATTTAATGATTTATTCACATTTTTTGTTGATATATTTATTTTTTTTAAAGCGGTGCATTTTTTATCAAAATCTTCCAAATCGTATGTATTTAATTTAGCGGGATTACATATTGAAAATCCATCAAGCAAAAAATAGTCAGTATAGTTTGGTATATCTTTGAGTTGTTTCTGAAAGGCAACAATATCGTAGTACTCTTTTTTCGCATATTTTTTCTTCATCAATTTTGTAATCATACTCCTCCGCTGGCGCTCCGGAGTATAATCAGAAAACTTCGATTCGCCTCGCTCATTTCCGTTTTCCTCCATTTGTTTTGACTTTGCGTTGCGTTGTTTCCTTGTTTGCTGTCCAGAGCATTTCAATGCCGGATTAAATATGCACCCAAATCCACCCGATCCTGTTACTTTACCTCCATGTTTACTCTTTTTATATTTTCTTGTTTTCCTCTCATCTCCAACCCTACCACCACCTAAGAAAGCAGAAATTCCAGCTATTTTCCCAAGACCAGAAGCGATTGTGAAGGCGGACGCGCCAGCTATACCAAGTACACCAGCCATTTTTACAGGAGTCAATGCATGTCCTTTTTCTCCAGCACCAGTTGAAGATTGTTCTGAGGTTGGTACTGATGCTAATAATGGAGCGGTTTCTGAATGAGATATTTGTTCAGGAACTTCTTCGGGTACTGCAGCAACTTCAACATATTTTTTAATAAAATCATTTATAAATGCAATAATTTTTGCTGTTAATGTTTTTTGCGATGGTGTAACAACAAATGTATTTTTAAGCCTACCAAATGATTGATTAAATTGAGTTAATATTTCAATGACCTCACTAACATCATTTTTATTTCTATATAATAATGTAATAAATCTGTTTAATGGTTCAAATATTTCAGAACGAGATGCATTATCTGTTACATTTTTCAAAAATAATGAAAATATATTTACCAATATCTGTTGAACCTCATCATTTTCATCTGTAAATATTCTTCCATTCATTTTAGAAACGATTGGTTCACTCACGGGTGGTATACTATTTTTAATTAAATCATAATATTGTTCTACTGCAGCATTCCTCCATATAGGATTTGTCCATATTAAAAAAGATGTATTAGCTTCCAAATCTATATATAATATAGTAGGAACGACACAAATACCATACCCATCTTTGAAATTTATATCTATAACCGGTATGTTTTTAATACATTCAATGATTTTTATTCCATTTTTTATGGTTTGTGTAGTTGTAGGCGTGCATTCTATTTCTGATAATGTTGGTCCAAATCTTTCTATTGCTGCAATATTAACTGGTTGTAAATTTCCATAAAATATTTTATCAAGTGCAACAAAATTATATACTATTACCGAATTATTCAAGAATGCCGTTTGTTGTAAAAAGGATTCTATTTTTGTTATTGTTTGGATATCTTCTATGCCAATATTTTGATATGTATAAATCATGAATGGTATTACTGCCCATGATATTATAAAAGTTTTGTCTTTTGATAATTCATATATAGCTGAAAAAATTTCCTTATTTATACTCCTCCGCTGGCGCTTCGGAGTATAATCAGAAAACTTCGATTCGCTTCGCTCATCTCCGTTTTCCTCCATAATGATATTTGGAAATAATTGTGATAATAATTCAGAAAAGTCAACCTTGATTAATTCAACATCAGCATTTTCGTTAGACATAGACATGTTACGCATAGCAAGGATCAACTCCATTTTATCTGTATCCGATGGTAAATTTACCTGTATGCTGTCTATTTTTCCAGTCCAGTCGGGGTATCCTATATATTGTAAAAATTGTTCATTTATTTTATTATCATTTATGATCATAAATTGACGTTCTACATCTTTTAATATTTGTGTATACAATTTTATAAAATCCACATTTCCATTCGGTAAAATATAACCAGATCCTTTCATTAATTCATTATATTGTTCGTCCGTAGTAAATGGAATATTGGTAGGTGGGACATACACATTATAACCAATATATTTTTCAGGATAACCATTTGTAACATCCATTGCAGTAATTATGTGCGATTCCGGATGGGTTTCTATGATGTTTTTTATGGTTTCACCACCCTTCTGGATATATTTTATTTTACGTGTCTTCTTATATTTTATTTTTTTATTTCTTCTTATTTTTTTATTTTTCTTTGAATATTTCATATTCCTTCGACTTGCGCCTTTGGAATATAATCGGAAAACTCCGAGTCGCTTCGCCACTTGCGCAGTGTCTCTGTTTTTCTCCATAATATGATATTATTACTATAACATCATATTATTATAATTTATTAGACAATTTTATTGGTCGACAATGATTTGTCCATGTTCCTTCGGCTAACGCCTTTGGAGGAAAACGGAGGCTTGCAAGCAAGCCTCCGTTTTCTGATTATACTCCGTAGACGAAGTCGAAGGAGTATGTTTTCCTACATATGTTTCATAGGTGATACATATACGCTATTGCTGCAGCAAATATGACAATTATAGCTAAATATATAAGCCTCGCACGCATCTTATAGTATTCCTTAAATTTGACTTCTGTCGGTTTATATTGATCATAATATTCTTCATAAAACTTGGCCAAGCTTATTTTCGGTTTTTCCAGTTGTTCATTTATTTTATTATGCATGTGATGCATCCATCGAATAAAGCTATCTCTAGTATCTAAATATGGCGTCACAGGATATTTATCTAATAGACGTTCAAAATTAGTAGCGATTTGCTCATTTGGAATAAATAACGGCATATTTTGAATGAGCTCGTAATATTTCTTTTTTGTAACCGCATTTGGTCTCATTGGATAACTAATGACAATCGTATGAAGAAAAAACCAATAATGTGGACCCCATACTTTTGGGTCTAATAATACCATTACTATGAATAAATATAAATATTGTATGGTTTGAACATAAATATAACTAAATATAGTAATATAACATTCACATTACCCATATGATAAAACACAATACAAATATATGTCAAAATTGCGCCAAAAGCGGACATCTTTTTCACCAATGCAAGCTCCCAATTATAAGTTATGGAATAGTAGTATTTAGACCAAGTTCCAAGGGGTTACAATTCTTGATGATAAGAAGAAAAGATTCATTCGGATACATTGATTTAATACGAGGCAAATATGCATGCCATAATATTGATCAAATTCAAAAAAGTGTAGATGAAATGTCTATATCGGAAAAGGAACAATTATTAACGGAACCATTTGACAAATTATGGTCCAATTTATGGGGACTAAGTAATGGCGGTATGAATTATAGGGGTGAGGAGGTATCGTCAGCCAAAAAATTTGATATAATTAAAAATGGAATTATGGTGAATAATGAAGAATTTACATTGCGCAATATTATAGAGAGAAGTACTACTGCATGGTCAGAAACCGAATGGGAGTTTCCAAAGGGCAGGAGAAATTTCCAAGAAAAGGATTTAGAATGCGCATTGAGAGAATTCGAAGAAGAAACTGGATATAATAGTAGGGATATAATAGTAGTTGAAAATGTGTTACCATTTG